TGGAAATTAACAAAAACAACTATTATATGAACGATTTGACACTAAATGCTAAATTGCAGTGGGACAGAGACTTAAGGAAGTACACCACTGAAAATGTCCATGATGCTCATCGAATTATGAGTGGTTTAAGGATTGCCGGTTATAATGCCGTCGTAATAAGGCATTCGGATGGCAAGATGTTCACGAATTGGTCAGCTAATGCCGATGGCCACTATATGCCTACATTTAGTAAAAACTACAGAAAGAAAGAATTATATATGTTTGACCCAGCCTCCATAACCTCGAGGCGCAATAAATGGGTTGAAATGCCATTAAATGGGCATGAATTTGAAATCAAACTCGATTTTGAATACAACACATTCTGTATATATAACGACAGTGTAAGATACACTGCTGTTTTTGACAGTTTCGTAACGCTCGAAAAGCCAGTAGGCGATTATAAAATCGCAAACGTGGCCAATAAAACTAACTATACTCAGTACATTGTAGAGCAACCTGATGCCATTAAAGATTATGAGGATTTTCGAGTACTCATGCCAGATGCCCAGGCAGTACAAGCCGGGCAGATAGGACCAAACATTCAACACCAAGTAATACCTTTAGACGACAATTTAGAAGGTCAGAACGACTAATAGAGAACGCCTATGAAGTAACACTGGTCGGAGAGCATAGCAATACTGCTGAAAGTGTTATTGATGGTAGGAGGAAAATAGATTTGAGGACCTACTTATATACTGACGGACTACAGTATGACATTGACACTTACGAACATTGTAAAAGTATAATAACTAATATTCCTGTGATAATTGTAACAAACCCTAGTAATAACATAATTGATACAGTTATGCCTAAACTCAATCAGCCTACAGAGCAAGAACAGCACTTAACCGGCTTTGAGAAAGAAATCATTAATAATTTGAAAAACTATAATAATTCGATATACAATCATAGACCGTTGACTGCACCTGGCCACATGACAAATGTGGCCAGAAACGATTCAAAAATTACTCCTCAG